TCATTAGTTGTTTCACTCGCATCACTCAATAGGAGTAAATACGGTTTAAAGGTTTCTAATGCGGAAGGGCTGACAGGGTCATCACTGGATCGGAAATCCATTTTGATGTTTAGGTTCTTATGAGCATTAATATAACGGAATTCTTCTAATTCACTTGATTGGGCATTATGAGCCATCTGGCTAAATGACATTGTTCCTTCAAACTTATTAGTTATGATAAAATTCTTGTAATTAAATTTATTGAATGCTGACGAGACAGAATAGTTTCCATCAAAGTCTTCTTCAAATACTTCTTGGGAGGTCAGGGCTTGTGTAGCATCCTTCATCCATATCACATAAAGTTTATATTTTACATTTTGAAGTTTGTTAGTTGTTGTATCATTAACAGAGGCGTGGAGACGGAGACGCATGCGGAAGTTCAAACCAGTAACTTTAATATGAGAACCGATACGAGTATGGTCACTTGTTCCTTGAACACTGGGATAGTCTAACGCTTGAACGAGAGATGAACCTCTGTTGGCTGAAAGACCTAATAGGGTTTGGTTGATTACCTTCTTTTCTGTATTGAGAGAGCGTTTTATCATAGCAACATCTTTTATTACATTACTAATATTTAGGGCTCTTTTACCTTTACGGTTTTTGGGCACATAACGAGCCATAGCACCTCTACGGGCATATCTAACAGATTTACGGGCAAAGCGAGTTCCTTTCTTGTAGGGCATTGTATATATATACGGGAGAGAATTAATATTCATTTAATCGCCCGTAGGGCGATTGGACGGACGCTTAAAAAAAAATGAATTCTCATTTTTAACACAGGTCTCTTTTTCAGGTTCGGGGGCAAGACCCTCCGCACTACTTCCCTTGCTCGGCTTCGCCTCCTGCGGGAAGATAGATGCGTCGCCATTGCCTAAAATTTCTTCGGTGTCTATAACACATTCTTCTATGTGGGGCACAAGTTCTCTATTATTGTTGATATTCCATATTCTCCATCGGTCGGTAGAAAGCATTGACAGGTCAGGTAGAGTATTAGAGAATATCCATATGTTGGGGCAGTTGAAGGTTTTTTCTCTAAATCGGTTTCGGTCGTCGTAGGCATATCCATCCTTTATAGTTTCTATCGCAGAAAAAAATTGATACAGTCGGTCTTTGTTGAGGCTTCGGGGCATATCTACCAGATACATTGTTGATACGGGGACACAATATACGATACGGAGGAGGTCCTTGTAATCATTGACGGGGGGTAGGGGTCTTCCTATCTTGTAGGCACGACAATACTGGACTAATGTGGTTTTCCCTCTATTACCATCTTTACAATATACGAGGTTTATGCTTCGTTTGTTCCAGACTTTCGCATCATCTACTATTGTTTGTTGAAAGGGATATAGTTCATTAATTTCCATTACTTGACGGGTTATACACGGAGGGTCAGGGTCTTCGTCAGTCCAAGGACCGTTTTGACGGGTGTCCTTCTTCAAGCAGTAAAATGCACACTTCGTATGCTCTTTACTGACAGTCGGCTCAAAAAAGTTAGGGGCTTCACCTTCTTCAAATAATTTCAGGGCTTCATGCTTACGCCTTCTTTTGATTAGGGATATACGACCTTGATAATGTAAGTATCCACTGTCACCTTTTTCCAGTTGAAAGCACCATTTCTTCGCTATGGGTGCGAGGATACTTATTAGGTCTTGCGGAGTGCCTATTGAGGCATTATAGCGTATCTCATATACGGCACACGCAGAGCAGTTGGCGACACCTTCGGCGTCTGGAAGAACAAACTGCTCTTTTTTCATTGTATATTATTATATATATATTATTTCCTTATATTGACACATTCGGCACAATTGACACAGGGTTGATTTTTTAATTATCTACATAGAATAGTTTGGTCATTATATCAAAATCTATCTTTTCATCATTAGTTGTTTCACTCGCATCACTCAATAGGAGTAAATACGGTTTAAAGGTTTCTAATGCGGAAGGGCTGACAGGGTCATCACTGGATCGGAAATCCATTTTGATGTTTAGGTTCTTATGA